TATCTCCGGTAAATTGTTGGCACTGTATGCAATGACAACTGGCCTATTTGACACCTCATGGATCGTGGCTGCTGTGGCAAAGCCTTCTGCGACGAATATCGTTGAGCCATCGAGATCGCCTAGCGTCCAAGAGCATCCCCTCGTCGCAGCGCCTGGGTGATATCGTTTATCGTCTCCAATATATTGTAGGGATGACAACTCACCGGCATCATCAAACAATGGGACAATTAAACGCCCGTCTCCCGTGGTCCTTACACCATGCGGTTTGATGCCTTTGCGAGCCAGGTATGGATGGTCAGGTGATGCGCCTGTTGCATCCCTCCAGATGGCCTGAACAGTATCTGCCGCCACCTCCGCTTTCCGCTGCCGCTCTTCATCTCGCCGTGCCTTGGCTTCGCTCTGACGCCGGACGATTGACATATGCTCGGCGGCAGTCATCTCGCGACCTATGTCGGCCCGAAATGTGACATCTATCTGGTCTCTCCAACAACCAAAGCGCCCGGCCACTGGTTCATCTGGGAATGCGACGTACCAGCCTGAATCGTCTCTTTTGCGGCCCTTGGTACTAAACCGATGCAACTGCCCGTCGATCCTGATTTGAACCGGAGGCTCAATGCCAGCGGATCGCATGGCGTCTGCAAGCTGCAACTCAGGCGGATCAATGTGTTTCTTCGTCGGCAGTGTGAATGCGCCGCCGAATATGTTTGTTACGTCAACCATCTGTTTCATCCTTTCGTGCGAAAGGTCCGACCAATGCAAACTCAGCGCCCAACGCCGTGTACCCCGCCTTGTCAATCCAGCTATCTTTATGGTCCATCGTGGTTAACAACCGACAAGTTTTCAGCCAATCCATCATAAGAGCGACGTGTGAGGGTGTCAGATATCCAGAATCCGAATACGCTTCTTGCACAATGACGTTCCAGCCATCCGCAATTCTCTGATGATTTTGGTAGGCGTCACCGTAATCTTTGGCGCGCTGGCCGTTAATTAGCTCTTCGGCTTTCCACAAGACTTGTTTACGGTTCATTTCATACATCAGCCCGCAGCTTCCCCTGTGTTAAAACTTGAATCTGATACTGCCGCAACATTGGGGGTCGGTCAGCCCACTGCGATACTGCGGATTGACTTATGCCTAACGCCTTGGCAATAGCGGCCTGCGTCTCAAAGTAGTCTAAAACGTCCTTCGTTGTCATTTATTTTGCTCCTTATGCGATTTTGACCTTTACACAATAAGCGAACTTTTATAAGGTGTCTACACTAATCGCAAACGGAATTGTCCGAACGCGAGACGAAAGGACTAAAATGATTAACTTACAAAACACCGGGAAAGCCACGGCAGACGCCATTAAGCTATTGGTATATGGCGGACCAGGAGTCGGCAAAACGTGTCTTATCCCGACCATGCCAAAGCCGATTATCTTGTCCGCCGAGGCCGGGTTATTGAGCATTGCTGGTGCTGATTTGCCGTTTCTAGCAATCAAGTCGATGGACGATCTGCGAGAAGCATATTCCTGGCTAACGACATCAGACGATGCCAAGGGTTATAAATCTATCGCGTTGGATAGTATATCCGAGATCGCCGAAGTCTGCCTTGAATCTGAGAAGGCCAAGGCCAAAGACCCGCGCCAAGCGTTCGGTGAAATGGCAACAACCATGGCGCAGGTTATTCGCATGTTTAGGGATATTCCCGACCGCCATGTGCTGTTTACTGCCAAGCTCGAAAAATCCCAGGATGAGATGGGGCGGATGCTGTATGCCCCCTCAATGCCTGGGAATAAGACTGGTCAGGCGTTGCCATACTATTTTGACATCGTGGCAGCACTCCGCGTTGAGAAAGATGCCGAGGGCAATGCTCAACGTGCGCTCATGTGCGATACAGATGGGCTTTGGCAGGCCAAGGACAGGTCGGGGAAACTAGACGCCTTTGAGGCTCCCGACATTGGTGAGGTTATTGCTAAGATTGGAGGTGCAAAATGAACTTGGATTTAGATGCAGCCTCTGAGGCCTGGATGGAAGCCAAGGCGGCAGAGCGCAAGGCCGTTGAGCGCCGGAGGGTTATTGAGGACCATCTCGCCAGTTTGTTAGGCGTTGCTGAGACCTTAGAGGGCACCGAAACAACGGTCACTGATGGCGGCCATAGGATCAAATTGGTCGGACGAATGAGCAGGAAGGTTGATCGCCACGCTGCGAGCGATGTTGCTGCTGAATACGGGTTAGAAGCTCAGATGGATAGCCTCTTCCGATGGAAGCCGGAGATAAACGTAGCCGCATGGAAGGCTGCGCCAGAGAGCGTGACAAAGCTCTTCTTAAAATCAATCACCACGACGCCATCACGCGTCTCATTTAGCATCGAAAAGGAATAGGATTATGGTTGCATTACAAAAAGCTTTCCGCACGGCGGAGATTGCTCAACAGCCATTGAGCGAGGAGAAGAAGTGGGAGCCGATTGCAGAGGGCTGGTACGACGGAATGATCGTCAATGCCGATGTTCGCGACACGAAGGCAGGCACCGGCCAATATATTGCCATCCGTTTTGATGTTACCGGCCCAACCAACGAGGGTCGAGTGATCTTCACCAACATCAATATCAGCAACCCCAACCCAAAGGCCGTAGAGATTGGTCATCAGCAGCTTGGCAGGATCACAGAGATCGCCAACATTGCCGAACTCACCGACACCGACCAGTTGATTGGGATGTCGATGGGAATAAAGGTCACGGTGAAATCCGATGAGCAATACGGCGACCGCAACGAAATCCGTGGGTATCGAGAGAGTAAGATGAAGCCCTCGATGGTTAAGGCTGGCGCTGCCGCTCCGCCTTGGGCCGCTAAACCGCCAGAGGGGTTGGACGACGATATCCCGTTCTGATTGAGGTGAAAGAATGAAATGCTGGGCTGTTGGTCGAATAGATTTGTTATTTGGCCAATGACCCGGCATTGTTTTTATGAACGGGATAAAACATGGCCAAGATACCAAAGCGAGACGATCCAATTGCCGATGCGATTGACGAGCATCATGCAGAAATCAAAGAAGCCCCGCGCCCGCACATGGGAGCCTCTGGGCTTGGCCACTACTGTGATCGCTGGATATGGTTGAACTTTCGCTGGGCCGTGAGGGAAAAGTTTCCCGGCAGGATTAAACGGCTGTTCCGCCGTGGACACAATGAAGAGGCCACCATTCAGGCTGATTTGGAGGCCATTGGGATCAAGTTCCAGAACACTGGGGCAGACCAACAATATGTAAATCTGGGCGGGCATTTGGGCGGATCAACGGATGGTATTGCTGTCAGTGGTGTGCCGGACGGTGGGATGCAAAGGCATGTGGTCGAATACAAGACTCATGCCCTGAGATCGTTCAATGATTTGTTAATCAAGGGTGTGAAGGACTCAAAGCCAGCCCATTTCGCTCAGATGCAGTTGTACATGCACGGCCTTGGCATAAAGCGAGCGTTGTATGTTGCCGTATGCAAAAACGATGACCGGCTCTACACCGAACGGCTTGAGTATGATGCTGAAGCTGCTGAAGCCCTGCTATCCCGTGGAAAAAGGCTATCGACCGCTGAACGTATGCCGGACCCTATCTCGACCGATCCCACCTGGTATCAGTGTAAAATTTGCCCAGCACACGACCTATGTTTTGGATCGAAGTTAACCAAGCAGGTCAACTGCCGGACCTGCGCCCGCTCGACACCGGCCTCCGATGGAAAATGGGCCTGCGCTCGATGGGATGCTAACGATATAGCTCCAGAGCATCAGGCGGTCGGGTGTGAAGCCCACGTCCTGCACCCTGATCTTGTGCCTTGGTCCATTAAAGACTCAAACCATGCTGATGAGGCGGTTTATGAGATCGATGGTAAAGACGTTCGCAATGGCGAGCCAGACGCTTTTACATTTAGTTCAGCCGAACTGATATCCTCGAACGGCGATGTGTTTCATGATATCGTCATCGAAGCCAGGAAAGCGTTTCCAGGCAGTCGAATTACGGGAGTGATCGAGACAGATGAAGACGGAACATCAGGAGCAAGTACAACTGGTACGGTGGTTCAGGGCGAGCCATCCTAGCGTATTGATTTTCGCCATCCCGAATGGTGGGTATCGATCTCGCGTAACGGCCAGCCGGTTGAAGGCTGAAGGGGTCGTTCGCGG